GGAAGGAGAAATTTTTGCCAAAAAATTTCCAAAAATTTTAGACAAAAAAAATCCCAAGATTAAATTAATAATCTTGGGATAATTGGAAAAGTTTTTTTTAAGATGCCTTTTTCATTCTTTCTTTTTTGGCGTCCAATTCTGCCTTTTCATTTTCAATAGCCGATTTAATTTCTTGCTCAGCATTTAATTTTTTATTTTGAAAAGTTTTAATAAATTGCTCAATAGCATTTAAACAATTTTTAGATGCGGTATCATCTTTAACTAACATCATTTCAATGTCGCCATCTTCAAATCTATTAGTTAAAAATTGAATAGCATCTTTAACACCTGAGATTTTTAAACCCCCCTCAGGAGTCGTTAAAACAAAACCATTTTCAGTTTTATCTCTGGTATCTTTAACAACGTCCAAAGCGTAACGACCTGAGTTCAATTTTTTTCCCTCGAAATGAACACCGAAACATTCACGAACAGATTTAATTGTACAAGGTCTATGAACTTTAGAATTTTCAGAAACAACAGGGGCTTTTTCTGTACCCTCATTTCTGTTTGGAAACGTTGCAACAGGAGACCAAAAAATGTCTTCTACAAGACCATTTTTTAAATTTCCCTTTTTATCAAAGGCTTGATTTAATGGTACAATATCAGCCCTTGATTCATTCCTAATACCCTTAATAAATCCAGTATTAGACCCAGCAATCAACAATGCCATTTTACAAGCATCTTGAACATGAGAATTTAATTTATTAACCTCGTTCATATCTGGTATTAATTCGCCTTTAGAATTTTCAACCTGAGGAACAAAAGTTTTTATTAGGTCTTTTAGATGAGTTTTACACTGGTCAAGAGTAGGAAGAGTATTAGCAGTATTTTCACCACTCATAGCAAGTACAACCCAATCAGCAGTAGCTAAACCGAGCTTAACACCTAGTTTAGCTTGCTTATTTTCGCCCTCGTAAATAGGCTTTAAAACGTCAACGATAACAGAATTAACTTTATTAATATCTGTAATTGATACGGATTTTTTGAAATCCTGATTTAATGTTATAGTCATTTTTAAATATTCCTTTCAAGAATGTTTAAGTTAATTTGGAGTTTTGAACCATTCAAAACCCTCAATTAAATATACGAAATTTCTATATATTATGCAAACAATAATAATAATTTAGCCTGAAACAATTTTTTAAAATTATACGTATAAAATTATAAATTATATGTATTGTAGTAAATCCACGACGTCGAGAAATTAAATCTAATAAAAACAATGACTTAACTAGTAAAAACTATCATGTTGTATTTTTACAACAAACTACTATCAAAAATTTTCGCCTACATAACTATCATAGCTAATTACTTACTATCATTCTTGTACTATCACCCCGTGATATTTTTGCAACAAATACTGTGGTATTATTGCAACAGGTGCGTTATGGTTTAATATCATGCACAAATTGCATATGCCTGCCTAGTCCTATAATCTTTTTATACGTAGCAGGTTTAAAAAATCAGCTCAGGCTGACCGAAAAAAAATCTTTGATGCTGTACAAGGCTAAAACTGGCTTTATTCTAGTTAATACGTTGATTTTTCTACATAAAATTTGTGTGACATATTGCGACACGCATGACCCAGGGGGGGTCTGCACGTACACGTGTACAGCAATTACCCGAGATTGGGTAAATAGTTTCATATACCAGAGGGCGGCTACTTACTTTAGATACAAAAAAAGCCCCTTATCGGGGCTAATGTAGTAAAATCAAGGGTTTAGTCCCTTATACCAGGGCTATCTACGTGTTCTTTTCTTTTTTGTTTTCGTGGAATTACTCTTTTCTTGTTCATTTTCACGTAACTTTTGCATGAGAGCAAGTGCATCACTATCGGGTTTCGTCTTTTTGGGGAGTTTTTTGACAATATATTCTCCTTTTTGGTATTTTAAAGGAGATTTGTACTCTTTTGTAAAGTACCATTTGGGTATATTAGTGGTTTTTCTAAATATCTCGACCATAATCTCTAAGGGGGTCACTCAGGACACAAAAAAAGCTTCCGAAGAAGCTTATAATATTAACCTGAAAAAGAAAAAAAAGGGAAAAAAAGAAAAACATGGATTTTATACCAATTTTTCGGGACCTTGTCAACCCCCTAAATAAAAATAAATTTATATTGACAGGAATTTATGTACAATTTTCCAATTATGTGGTATAATATGTGTATTATGACTGTACAACCACAATTTGGTTCCTTATTAGAGCAAATTTGCTACGAATATGAGAAATACGGAAGATTCAAGACGCATATACCAAGCCACCACGTAATTTATATACGTGCGGCTTTAAAAGGACGTACTGGGAGAGACTTCAGCGTTGAGGAAATAGAAAAGGCATTGGTAGCGGAGGGTATGTCACAGTATGTGTAGAGAGTAATCTCTATCAGCAAAGAAAGGCTTGATACTGTACTTATTCCTGAGGGGTTCGATGCAGTTACTCAAGTTTAGGGCGAGATTACACCAATGTCGGTCTCGCCCATTACTTTTAAGGATTATTATGTTTGAGACACTCGTCTTAGTATGTTTATCAACAAATCCCAATATATGCCAGGCACTACAAGATTTATATGGACCATACAAGACTGAAAAAGAATGCATAGCTAGAGCATATGAGATAGCTAGAGATTTACCAACACATATGCCTGATTACGTAGCAATGAAGTATAAATGCGTAGACCCTTTAGATAAGAGAACAGATAAGAGCATATAATGAAAGGATATACCATAAAAGGGGGGCACAAGCGACCAACTAAAGCTGGTGCTGGTATGACTAAGAAAGGTGTTGCAAAATATCGACGAGAAAACCCTGGCAGTAAATTAAAGACTGCAGTAACTGGTAAAGTAAAGCCAGGAAGTAAAGCAGCCAAAAGAAGAAAGTCTTTTTGTGCTAGAAGTGCAGGTCAGATGAAGAAGTTTCCAAAAGCGGCAAAGAATCCTAATAGTCGCTTAAGGCAAGCAAGGAGAAGATGGAAGTGTTAAAAGAGTTAAACTTCGTATTGTTTAAAATATTTAATAGTATCGGTAATAATTGTTATAGACGTTATGTAAAACTATTACATAAGTCACAAGGGAGAATATAGTGCTCCAAGCGTTAATAGGACCTATAGCTAGTTTAGCTGGAACTTGGTTTGAGAATAAAGTCGAGAAGACAAAAGCAGAAGGACAAGCTAAAGTCGCAGAGGCTCGTGCTCGTGCAACTGTTGCAGAGAAAGTTGCAGCAGGCGAGGTTGCATGGGAAGGTAAGATGGCAGATGCTACAGTGGATTCTTGGAAAGACGAATTTGCGTTAGTTGTACTGTTAGCACCAGCGATTTTGGTTTTCATACCTGGAATGAAAGATTATGTTAAAGAAGGATTTGATATATTGGCAACTTTGCCTGAGTGGTATCAGTACCTTTTATATATTGCAATTAGTGCAAGCTTTGGAATCAAGGGAGTTGGACAAGCTGCAAAGATGTTCAAGAAGAAGTAAATGAATTTAGCTACACTACAAGATGAAATATCAAATGACGAAGGAGTCGTCTATGAATTGTACCGATGCTCGTTAGGACATTTAACGGGAGGTATTGGACATCTTATTACAGAATGGGATGAAGATTACTATGGCAAACCTATAGGATATCCTGTATCACAGGAACAAGTTGATGCTTGGTTTGCTGTAGATATAAATAGAACATTACAGGATTGTAAAGAGATATTCCCAGACTTTAATGACTTACCTGAAGAGGCACAACTAGTAATCGCTAATATGTGTTTCCAATTAGGGCGACCAAGATTAAGCAAATTTAAAAAGTTTATTGCTGCTGTAAATGACAGAGATTGGGTCAAGGCGGCTGATGAGATGGAAGATTCCAGGTGGTACAAACAGACCACAGCAAGAGCTGAGAGATTGATAGCTCGTATTATTACATTAGGAGTACCAGCATAATGGAAAAAATGGAAAACGAAGATTTGATAAAAGCAGCAGAGCGAAAGTCCATGGCACAGTCAAGAGCCACTGTAAGTGGGATTGGCAAAGGCGATGATAAAATAGATACAGATAAAATGCAAATGAAGCCTGATACCACACAACAAGATTTAATTAGAGCTTATAGATTCAGAAATAATGTCCCTGCATCAACATCTGATGCTGATGTTCTTAAAATGATAAGACAAGGCACACCCGTTAAAAACAAAAAAGGAGCCGCCAAGCTTCCTAAGAAATCTATTATGGAATTGCCAACCAATGTGCCAAGACTACAAGCAGGCAAGGCATTACTTGGAGACTTAAATAAAGATGGGAAGATGTCTGGTTATGAAACAGCTAGACAAAAAGCTATTGAAAAAAGTATGAAAGAACAAAAAGCTAAGAAAGCCATGAGTGGTTTAGCTATAGGTATCAAGAAGATTAAAAATAAATGAAGAAAAAGCATATCATGGAATTACCGACTAATGTGCCTAGATTAAAAAAAGGTTCTAGCTATCAAAAGTTTGCTCAAAGTTTAGATGGGCTTAAGCGTAAAAGATTTGAAAGAGAAGCTAAGGAAAAGAAAGAAAGTAAATTTCATGATGATGGTGTTGCAAAAATGGAAAAAGATTTAGAGGATGCTATAAGAGATAAGAAAGGTAGTCCAGGGAAATTTACAGGTAAAGAATACTTACCTGCTATACCATCTACTATTAGAGGACAAAAAATTTCACCTATTCCCGGTATATCCACAAGTAGACCTAATACAATATACTCAGGAAAAGAGTATGACCCCAGAGCTTTCCCAAATAGAAAGCGTAAGAAGAAAATAGCAATATAAGGAGAAACTAATGCCAAGACACGCTATGAAAACTAAAGGTGCTGCCACTGGTGGCAAGAAGAAGAAAAAAATTAAAAAAATGCAAAGTGGCGGAATGAAAATGACCAAGGGCATGGCTCGTGGTGGAGCCAATCC